CGCGCTTGACCTGCTGGGGATCGCGCCGCCGTCCTCCATAGCCTTTCGGCGTGAACCGCATGCCGCTCATGCCACGCCTCCCTTGGTCTCCAGCGCCCAGAACAGGATCGCGATGGCATCGGCCTCGTTGTCGTCAGCCGGGCTGAACCCGCGGGCCCGGGCAGCCGCGATCATGGCATCCTTGTTCGCGTTGCCCTTGCCGGTGGCGAAGCGCTTGATCGTGCCGACAGGGACGCCCTCGTAGGGCACGCCGCGCAGCTCTGCCCACGAGGTCAGCGTGGCCATGAGCCCGCCGTAGACATGCGCGGCATCCGTGCCGGCGTGGCGACGGACCTCCTCGAACCAGATGGCGGCGACGGGCCCTGAGAGCCGATCCAGCTCGCCCAGCCAGTTCTTGAAGCGCAGGTAGCGCATGCCGCCGCCGTCATAGCGGCCGGGGCGGAAGCTGGCGGTGCCGGAGGTGATCAGCCCGTCGGCACCATGCAGGGCCCACCCCGTAGTTGTGCCGAGATCGAGCGCGAGAAAGGTACGGTCGGCGGGGTGCGCCACCGGCAGATCGGGGATTGCCTTGCGGTGCGAGGTGGCGAGAGTCGGGTCAGCCATGGGCGGTCTCCTTTTCTGGTTGGCTGCTCGGGTGGAAGACGACGGCGGTCTGGTGCTTGGCGGTACGGGGCCGCCGTCGTCGGATGGATCGGTTGATGGCGTAGGCGGCTCACGGGTCGAGCTCCCGCAGCCAGTCGGGCTTAGGGGAACATCGGTTTTGACGTTCCCCCCGATGTTCCCCTCCGTAACGCTCTGATTTCACATGGTTTGGGGAAGGTGGGGAACATGGGGAACGTTCTCCGGGCCCATCCTTATCGTGCGCGTGCGCGCGGGCACGCGCGTGTGAAGGGGCGGAAAAATGTTCCCCACGTTCCCCATGTTCCCCTCGGCCAGTGTTTTCAATGGGTTGGCGAGGGGAACATCCGTTTTCGACGTTCCCCTCGGACGACTGATGTTCCCCAACCTCAGGTTGATCGGCACGGGTCGGTGGTGCTTCGGTCTCACAAAGCTCAAGTTTCCACCGCGTCGCCTTGTGCTCGACGCCTGCCTTCCGAACACGGACACTGACCTCTCCAACCCGAAACACACGGTCGCGCATTCGAGAGATCGCCTTGCCGAACGCCGTCTTCTGCGCGCGATCCGTTCCCCCGCTGATGGGCGGAGCCGGGTCGCAGAACAGGGCGACATCGAACAGATCTGCCGAGAGGACCGAGGCCGTCCCGAACCTGTCCCACCAGGCGGCGATGAAGGCGCTCCAGCCGGCGCCCTCGCTGTCGGACGCCGCCATCATCTCCTCGAGGTTGCCGAGGAAACCGGGAATGCCGGCCGTCTCGAGCACGCCGCCCATGACCTGCGCCCAGCTTTCGTAGGAGCCGATGGTCCTGGCGCCACGCGGCTTGCCGGCGGCGATCCAGGCCTGGCAGAGCGTCAGACAGGCCGCGACGAGGCGGCCGCGGTTGGCGCGGATCCAGACCATGAGATCGGGGTGGCGGAAGCCTTTGCGCTGCCAGGGCTGTTCCACATTGGCATCGAGCCGGATGCGCACGAGGCGGCGGGCCATCTCGTTGGAGAACTCCGGGTTGTTGCCGGTGGCGATCCAGAGGCAGCGGATCGGCAGCCGGGTCATCTCGGACTGCCCGAGAACGCGATCCTCCCAGAAGGGCGCCGTGAGCGCGGCAGCCACGGCCGAGCTGTCGAGCTTGGCACGCAGGTTGTCGATCAGGATGATCGAGGGGATCTGGCGCAGCTTGGCGGTGACGCGCTTGCGCCATTCCTCGTCGTCGCGCCCCTCGGTCATCACGCTCGCGCCCGCGCCGGTCAGGATCGTGGCCACGGCATCGACCATCAGCGTGGCCCCGGTCCCGGGCGTGGGCTTCTCGATCAGGTGCAGCGGCGTCGGCCCGTCGATCATGCCGCGCAGGAAGCCGAGCAACAGGAGCGCCACGACATGCGCGCGCTCGGCCTCGCCGGTGAACGGAAAGTCGCCGAGCAGGTCCTCGCAGATCAGGGCGCGGGCTGCGCCAATGTCCTCGTCGGTCGGCCGCCTGGGGATATCGGGCACAGTGAAGCCCGGGGCGGGCACGTAGAGCAGCCGGGCGTCGGGGTGATAGCCCGGCGTGGTGATGAGCGTGCCGGTGCGCCCGAAGACCGGCGTGTTGACGATGCCCGTGAGCACCGGCAGCGCCGGGTCGGGCGTGGCGAGCACGGATTTCACCACGGCGACGGGCGGCGGCGCGGGCAGCAGTTCGCCCTTGGCGTTCTCGCGGACCCAGCGGGCGAGCCGCGCCAGCATGTGGCGCAGGCGCTCCTCGTTGAGCATGGTCGCCACGGGCCGCCCCTCGTCGTCTGGGACAACCCATGTGGGCTGGCCCGCGAAGCGGAAGACCCAGGGCGTGCGGTTGGAGGCCATGACCACGCTCCAGACCTGGGAGACGGCGCGGCCGAGATCGCCCTCGTCGGCCCGCAAGGTCGGAATGGTCTCGCCCGACCCCTGGTAGTTGAGGGGACGGTGCTGACCGGTCTGCAGAACGGCATCGGCGTCGGTAATGGCCTCTGCATCGGCGACCAACGCCGCGATGGCGGCAGGGCCGTCGCTTAGCAGCAGGTCGTTGAAGTCCTGGCCCTCTCCAGGCGGTCGCGCGATGGCTACATCGCGGCCCTGTGCCCGCAGGCGCCGGGCGCAGGCTTCGGCAGCACGCAACCCGGCTCCCGAGGCGTCATGGTCGGCCAGGATCAGCACGCGCTGCGCGGCGGGCGGCAGATCGATCTGCTCAAGTCCGGAGGTCGACAGCGTCGCCCAGACCGGCAGATCGGGACAGGCGGTCATCACCGCCAGCCCGGTCTCGATGCCTTCCGACAACGCCAGCCGATCACCGGTTCCGAGCGGCGCGAGCCGCACCGCGCCGCCGGCAATCCGTCCGAGCATCATCTTGGGCTTGGAGACTGGCGCCTTGCGAACTTCGTTGTCGTCTTCAACGATGTAGGTGCGGTGCAGCCCGATCACCTCGCCGCTGCGATCGCGCACCTGCCCCAGCAGGGCGGCATAGCCGGTCTTCGTTTCCCAATGCGTCAGATCGGGATGGAACAGCAGATCGGTCTCGTCCGGAACGGCCACTGCGCGCCCGGCGAGATAGGTCGCGGCAGGCGTATCCGTGATCGGCACCGCGCGCGAGAGGATATGCGCGATATCCTGCGAGGCATCGCGCTTGGGTGCCGGTTTCGCAGCCGGCATTTGACGCGCGGGCGCGCCGGGCTGAACACCCGCCCTCTCTGCCGCCTCGACGATCAGATCGCGCCCCGAAAGCCCTGTGCCTTCCTCGATCGCGCTGATCGGCCCGCCGCCCGCATTTCCGTCGAAGTCGATCCAGTCGCCGGCATGCGGACCGCGAAGGGCGATCACGCAGGAGCCGGTGTTGCGCGGCGCGTCCCCGCGGATATTGGCCAGCCGCCATTCATCGCCGACGCGCTTGCCGTTTGGGAAGAGGCGCGGCACCCAGCTCTCGGCCGTCTCGCGCAGGCGCTGCACGATCAGGTCCAGATCGTAACGCGCGGTCTGAACATGGGCCGGTGCGACATCGTTGAGATCGATGACAACGGCACTCACTGGAACGCCCCCGGCGGGACCACGCCACCGAACCAGCTGCGATCACTGCGAATGGCGATGAACCCGAAGCCCGGCCCCCGATGCTTCGGATCCGGAACGATCCAGAGATCCTCGCACTCGTCGTAGAAGGCGCCGTGATCCGGACCGTAGAGCTGCTCGATGAGATGCTCTCGCGGAACCTCGCGCAACGCGTCTTCGAGCGCCCGGATTTCCTCGACGCTCCTACCGGACGCATCGGCATAGGACTGGCGCTCTGCCTCCTTCTGCACCGGTGAACGCGGATCGCGCGATCGATTGCCCATAGTCTGCTCCTTCTTCGGCCGGATGTCATGACAGGATCAGCAGGCCGCGCTCGGCCCGGGTGATGGCGGTGTAGAGCCAGCGGCTGCGTTCCTCGGCAATGTGGCCGAATCCGTCGTCGACCACGATCACAGTCGGGAACTGGCTGCCCTGAGCCTTGTGGCAGGTGATCGCGTAGCCCCAGCTCGACTGAATCAGCCCGCGGCAGGCCATCCATTCGCGGCGATGGCGATCCCGGTCGAAGCGCACGTGGTCATCGTATTCGCCGCGCCAGAAGTCCTGCATGCCGGAGACAGGTGTTCCGTCGTCGGTCTGCACGCTGGCGCGGAAGGCCCGATCGTTGTGCGGATGGGCCTGCACATCCGTGAGTGTCAGGAACATCCCGTTGATCAGCCCAAGATCGTGGCGGTTGCGCAGGCAGATGATCTTTTCGCCGGCGCCCGTGGGGTAATCGGCCTCGAACCCGGCGGCGTCCTTCATCGCGGTGTTGAGCCTGCGCCGCATGGCGTGGGTGCCGCAGATCACCTGTCCGCCCCGCAGCATCTGTGCCGGACCGACCTCGTGGCGGGACATCTTCCAGACCTGATCGTCATAGGCGCCGAAGGGGATGTCGTGGCCCTGTCGCGCCATTGTCGCGAGCCTCAAGATCGGGCTGTCGGCCGCCTGGCGATGCACCTCGGTGAGCATCACGTCCGGCACAGCCTGGGTGAAGACGCCCGTGCCCTTCACGGGCGGCAGCTGGCCCGGATCGCCGAGAACAAGGATCGGTTTGCCGAAGGCCAGCAGGTCCTGCGCCATGTCCGCGCCGACCATCGACACCTCGTCGAGCACCAGCAGATCGGCATCGCGCAGATCGGACTGCGGGTTCAGGACGAACTGGGGCTCGTGGATGTGGTCGAGGCGCAGTTTCAGCTGCGCGATCTGCGCCTCGGCGAACCCGCGCTCGGCCACGCCCATCCGAGGCAGGTCGCGCTCCAGCGCCGCCAGTTCCTCGGTCACCCGCGCGATTTCCTCGGGCGAGGCCTCGGAGGTGCGATAGATCAGGCTGTGAATCGTCTGGGCCGGGGTGCCCTTTTGCGTCATCACGTGGACGGCCTTGCCGGTGAAGGCAGCAAAGAGCACGCCGCCGAGACCGCCCGGGGTCATGGGCTCCAGGCCGAGCGCCTCGATGGCCATGGCGGTGATGGTGGTCTTGCCCACGCCGGCGTATCCAAACACCCGGAACACCTGCTGCTCGTGCGTGCGATGGATATACCAGTCGCGGATGGCGGCAATGGCGCGCGTTTGCGCTTCCGTGAGGCTGACGTTCATGGCTGCGCCTCCGTCCAGCACCGCGCGGCAAAGGGGCAGAACCGACAGAGATAGAAATCGGCATGGGCGGCTATGCGGGGCAGCAGCTCGCCCGCATCCGCGGCGCGCAGCACGGCGACCGCCTTGTCGGACAGCTCCTGCGCGGTCGCCGGATCGAAGGGGACATGCTCGTGGTAGAGTTCGCAGCTGTCCTTGTTCAGCGCGGTAAAGAGCGCCGAGCCGAGGCCCAGATAGGCCATGTAGATCTGCATCTGCCCGAAATAGACGGGCTTGGAGAGCCGGACGCCCTTCTTTGCGGTGTCCGACCAGGAGGACGCCTTCAGCGCCTTGTGCTCCCAGAGCGCCGGCCAGGCGATGCCCACCTCCGGGCCGGCGACGATCACCCCGTCGACATGGCCGCGGATGCGACCGCCCGCCGTCTCGAAGCCGAACTGGCCACCTTCGCGGGTCTGGGTGCGCAGGTCGAACCCGGCCAGCCGCAGCCAGCGGATGGCGAGATCCTCGAAGACATGGCCGGCGGCGAAGATGCGCAGGCTCCGCCCCTCGAGCTCCTTGCCGGGATCGGGCGGCGTATGGGTCACTTCATAGACGAGGCGGCGCGCGCAGGGCTCGCCGATCCGGCTGGCGCCGAGATAGTCGCGGGGCCGCTGGCCAGCGCGCTCGGCCATGAGCGCGTCATCGAGCAGCGTGTTGATCCGGGCGCCGAGCGGCGGAAGCGCATCCGCGGCGCGGCCGTAGACGAAGCCAGAGCGGTGGTTGAGATCGACCAGCATCTGCGCCTCCTCAGAACGGCACATCGCCGGCGTCGGACTGGCGCTGCATGGACGCCTGAAATCCGTCGACGCAGGCCTCGATCAGGCGGTCGATGTCCTCGGCCGGCCAGTCGTGGAAGGGCGCCATCAACCCCATTTCCGTCAGCGCCTCGGCCAGCTCGCGGCGCGCCTCGCGGATCGCGCGGGTTTCCATGTCGGTCTTGTCGATCATGCCGTGGTTCCTCTTGGCGTTGGCCGAACCCGCCGTGAGGCAGGCCATCGAGCAGAAGCGGTGATGGGGATGGCGGTCCCAGCGCAGGTCGTGGCAGTAGCCGAAGCCCCGGGCCTCCCGGCCGCAGAGCGCGCAGGGCACGCGGCGGCCGAGCTCGGCGCGGGTCAGCCCATCAGGAGCAGGTCGAGCGCGCTTCGCTCCTCTTCGTCCGGCGCGGCGGTTCGGCGCTCGGAGGCCAGCACGATGAAGCGGCTGATGGCGTTGGAGGCCATGCATTCCAGATCGCGCCGGGTGAGGCTCGCGATGGGGCGATCGAGCCGCCCCCGCGCCTCGAGCCAGCGCCCCATCGCAAGGGCCGCCTCCGTGGTGACATGCGCCTGCCATTCGTCCGGGCTCACGGATTGAGCCAGGCCGGGCCGCCCGCGGCCTTCGGCGCGGCGGGCTCGGCGGCAGGTTGGGCGGCCGGTTGGGCGGCCTGTGACGACCACGCGGGCGCTGTCGGCGCCGCGGCGGGCTGCGACTGGCCCCAGGCGGGGGTTGCGGGCTGCGCGGGCGCGGCGGCCGGCCGGGGCTTGTTCGAGGGCTGCGCCGGCACCGTCTCGCCGGCCATCACCTTCTGCCACTCGGGCGCGGTGGGGAGCACGACATGGTCGAGCTTGTTGGCGTCCTTGTAGGCGGGGTTGCGGTTCGGCTCGATCTGGATCTTCGCGACGAAGGTGATCCCGTCGAGGTCGGCGAGCCCGCGCAACACGCGCTTGGCCTTGGCCGCCTCGCTCATGTCCTCCGGGTTCAGGCCGAGCGCGCTGTCGATCATCGCGCGGAAGGTCGACTTCGAGATCTTCCAGCCGATCGACTGGCCCTGTTCGTCGAGCTTGCCGCCCTGCACCGTGAAGTTCTGCCAGAACTTGCGCCGGGCATGCGGCCCCTCGGCCACCGTGAACTCGGCGTCGAGCATCAGCACGTCGCTGCCGGGCTGGTTCGAGGGTTTCAGGAGGCCGCGGTCCACCTCGCTCGCCCCGTCCGTGCCGCCCTTGCGGATGGACATGGTCACCTTGGCGAAGGTGCCGTCGGGGATCAGGTCGCCGGACTGCTGCGGCGCGACGTCGTTCATGTCGAAGGTCATCTCGTTCATCCTTTCGGTGCGTTGTTGATCTTGGAGAGGAGCGCGCCGAGATCGGCCGGCTCGGTCAGGTCGAGGCGCCCCGAGCGGTCCTTCGCGGGGAGGCCCCAGGGATTGCCGGAGCGGCAGACGAGACGGCGCGTCTCGCCCTTCTCGGGGTCGTGCCGCCAGGCGGTCGCGCCGTCGGGGCTCGTCTCGGTGCTGAAGAGGCCGAGGGTCATCACCTGGTCGACGATGCCGGGCAGCTCGCGCGCGGCCTTGCCGCCCTCCATCTGCGGCTGCCAGATCGTCCGGTTCATCTCGTCGGTGATGCGTTCGAGAATGCCGACGAAGATCACCGTGCGGCCGGGCGCATGCTGGAGGTGCTTGAGGAGCCCGATCACCTCGCGGGCGAGCAGCCCGTAGGCGCCACGGGTGTCCGGCTTTCCGGTCCGCTCCGACAGCGCCTCGGGCCGGGTCTTGGCCCAGGCCATCGCCTGCCGCGTCAGGTCGGTGATGCTGTCGACGAAGACGATGCGCTTGGCGTCGAGCCGTGCGGCGAGTTCCGGGTGCTGTCCCCTCAGATGTGCGTGATGCGCCTCGGAGAAATGCTCGTCGGGCTGGGCCGCCGGGTTCGCCCCGCCGATCAGGCAGGCGATGTCCACGGCGTCGGCAAAGCGGCGGATCGGCAGGCTGTCGCCGCGCCAGTCCTGCACGGACTTCAGCCCGGCCTCGAGATCGAGGCAGACGGTCTCCTCGGCCGGCAGCGTCTTCAGGAGCGTGGTCTTGCCGGCGCCGCTCGGACCGAACAGCGCCATGGTGGTCTTGCCCTGCGCCTCGCGCAGCCGCTCGTCGGCGGTGACGATCCGGAGGCTCATGCCGCGCCTCCCTGCGGCAGGAGCTCCACCTTCAGCGCGCCGGTTCGCACGGTCCGCGCGGGCTCGAACACCGCCCGGATGTTGTCGGGCCAGGCCGCGTATTTGCGCTCCGGCACCTTGATGACGACGTCGACATACTGGGCGGGGTCGTCGCCCGAGCCGCGGATACGCTCGACGATCTCGCCGAGCCGGTCCTGGTCCCAATCCACCCGCTTCGGCAGATCGGCCACCACGGTGAAATCGCCGTCGTCGAAGCGGACGGTGCCGGTATCCTTGCCCCGGGCCTGCCGCTCCTCGGCGGCGCGCGTTGCGTAGCGAACGGTCAGCGCGGCATCGAGCCGGGTCTTGGACGCCTTCGCGCGCTTCAGCGCCTCCTCGGTCTCGCGCTGCAGGATGGCGAGCAGTTCGACGGGCAGCTGCGCGAGTTCGGCGTCGGGGATGCCCGGCAGGTCGTCGGGCGTGAGGCTGTTGTTCGGCCAGGGCATGAACGGGTCTCCGTGATCGGCGAAAGAGGTCTGGATGGGGGAGGTCACGCCTCCCGCTCCTCGAGCAGCAGCGCCGACAGCGAGGCGGCGGCGTGCTTGGGCTTCGGGCGCGCGGCGGCGATGTAGGCGAAGCGGTCGGGGCCCACGCGCTCCTGAACAAGATGGACGAGGCCCTGCTCGGCGGCCCAGAAGGCGCGCGATCCGAGCCGCGCCAGCTCCTCCCGCTCGCGGTCCGCGAGGCGGTCGAGCATCGGGAAGATGTCGAGCACGAGGAAACCGCGATGGTATTCGAGCCGGTCCCCGGGCGCGGCCTGCGCCACCCACGCGCAGAACTCGATCTCGCTCAGCGGGCGGCTGGCGCGGACGGTGATGAAGGGGGTGTTGCCCATGAACATGATCTCCGCCGCCAACCGCTAAGCGGCCTGCCGGGAAACCAGCCCGACAGGGCGGGTGCGGAGACCGGCGACCGGGGCGGCGGCGGCCGGCTCGGCCGGGTCATCGCCATCAGAGGCGGCGTAGACCGCAAGGAGCGGCGTGCCGTCCTGATGCGCGCCGGCGTCCTCGATCCGGTAGGCTTGGTGATTCTTCAGAACCTCGGGCAGTTCCCAGCGCCGATAGAGGCCCGGGATCCTGACCATCTCGGCTGCGGGGACTGGGTGTCGTTCCTGCATGGTCCATCCTTGTTCGTGCTGTTCGGCGGCGTGCTTGCCGGTCACTGGGGAAAAGCCACTCGGCGTGCCGGATCGGGACATCGGGTCAGACGATTTCCTGGAGGCGGTCGCGGAGCCTGCGCGTGGCGCGCTGGTAGCGCTTGCGGGCGGCCGCTTCGGTCAGGCCCAACCGGTCCGCCGTCTCGGCCTGCGAGAAGCCCTCGACGGCGACACAGCTGACGAGATCCGCGTCGCTACCGATGAACTGCCGCATGTCGTCGACGAGCCGCGCGCGATGCAGGGCTCGGTCAGGCTGTCCATGGACAGCGGGGATCGCATCGGGATCGATCTCGGTGGCGACGCCTTCTCGTTCCGCGTCGCGCTTTCGCGCCCGGATGATCTCGCGCTCGACGTTCCGCAGGACCGTTGCGGCGATCCAGGTGACGCGGTCCGGATCGAGGCAGCGAATGGCCACGGTCGTCCGCGCGAGAATGTCGGACACGATCTCATCGACGGGCGCGATCCTGCGCGCCACGGCGCGACGGCGGATCGCGTCGAGCCCGGGCCAGAGCGCCAGCAGCAGCACGGTCACAGCGCAATCGGACGCGCCATCGTCGTCCTGCGCAGCTGTGATTAGTGCCCTGAGGATCCGGTTCTTGCCGGCCGGGCTGTCGGGACCGCGGTGCAACGCTTCGAGAAGCGCCGCCCGGTCCGGAAACCGGGTGATGGATCCCTGCGCGCGCCGGAGCGCGTCGAAGCTGCGCTGGAAGCCGAGAGTGGAAGAGGATTGCATGAGGTGATCACGGATCTCGTGCCACGCGATAGACATCGGACGCCTGCCTTCCGGCCAGGCGTCCGGCGCCTTGTGGTGGCCAGGTCAGGACGTCGCGCGTCTCTGCGTTTTCAGGGGGTTGGGTGGATGCGCGCGTCAGCGCGCGGGTGCGGTGGCGTGGTTCAGCGTGCCGCAGCCGCGGCAGGTGGCCTGAACCGGGAAGCCCACGAGATACTCGTGGCCCCGCGCGAACCGCAGGTGCATGCGGCCGTCGCGGCAGACGCCGAGCAGCTTGTCGCAGCGCGTGCAGCGCCAGTACGCGGTGGTGGAATTGGCGTTGGCAGCGCCGGATCGCCTCGTCTGGGCCGCTTGGCGCGATGGGAAGGGAGTCGGCATGGAAGTGCTCCTCTGAAGTGGAGCCCTTCCAGTAATCAGCCGGTTGTTAGACCGTCCCGCACGGCATGTTAGACCGTTGTTAGACGGCCGGCTCGGACGACGCCCCGTCGACCACCAGCCGCCAGTAGCCGCGCTTTTCGCCCTTGGCGATGTAGACGTTCAGGATGCTCTCCCAGGTCTTCGACCGGAACGCCTGCTGGGGGTTCCGCGAACCGAATCCGTCCATCAGCTGCTTGACCTGCACGTCCGGGCTGCCCGCCTTGCAGGCTGTCACGAGGCGCTCGAAGATCGTGATCTGCTCCGCGCCCGTTAGGTTCAGCGGAGCCTTTCCGGGCACATGCAGAACTGCCGACTGCGGTCCCGAGCGCAGCACCTGCGGTGTCGCGCCACCGCGCGCCAGCGCGAAGTTGCTGCGGTACGTCAGCTCGAGCCCGTCGCGCGCGACCGCGAATTCCTCCTCTGCCGGCGCGATGTTCGACAGCAACGGCACCACGACGTTCGGCCCGAGATGGGAGGGCATGTCCTCGCTGGCCGACAGCACGATGCCGACGCCGGCCTGGTTGCGCGCGCGCATCGCCAGGTCCAGCCGTTCGACGGTCTTCAGGTTGTTCAGCCGCCGCGCGAAAAAGAGCGGCACCTCGGCGCCACCGATCTCCATCGCGCCGAGCAAGGTCAGGTCCGGGTCGAGGATCTGTTG